GTCACCCGCTGGCTCGACATGAGCGTGTGGGAGGAAGGCGGACTGCCAGCTGCCACCGACTGGCGCATCGTCAAACACGAACTGGAGGAACTGGAAGGCAAGCTGCTGGGGCGTGAATGCTATGGGGGGCTCGATCTTGCCCGCGTCAACGATCTGTCGGCCTTCGTGCTGGTCTTCCCGCCGACGCTGGATGAGGCGCTTGGGAAGCTGGCCAACAAATGGATCGTCACCTGCCGGTTCTGGATTCCCGAGGACGACATAGTCCGCCGCGTGCGGCGCGACCGCGTGCCCTATGATGCCTGGCGCAATCAGGGATTTTTGACCGCGACGCCCGGCAACGCCACCGACTTCGCCTTCGTCGAGAAAGAAATCCTCGACCTTGCCGGCCGCTATGACCTGCGTGAACTCTCCTACGACCGCACCTTTGCCGGCGAGATCGTCCAGCATCTTCAGGATGAAGGGCTGAACCTCGTCCAGTTCGGCCAGGGGTTTTTGTCCATGGCCGCACCCACGGCGGAGCTGGAGCGGCTTTCGGTGTCACGCTCGCTCTGGCATGGCGGCCATCCCGTGCTGCGATGGAACGCCTCCAACGTTGCCGTGCGCCATGATCCGGCCGGCAACATCAAGCCGGACAAGGAACGCTCCAGAGAGCGCATCGACGGCATTGTCGCGATCTGCAACGCTCTCGGGCGGGCGCTGGCCCGCGACGTCAATGCCGGCCGCTCGGTCTATGAGACCCGCGGCATCCTGATGCTGTAAAGAGCTGACGAAAGAACCCAATGGCATTCTGGTCGAACTGGTTCGGCGGCGCAAAACCGCCGGCCGCATCTCCGCGCGCGTCGTTCCAGGATGCGGGTGGCGGGATCGTCATCACCACGGCGCAGCAGCTGGAAGAGGCGCTGCGCTCGGGAACGGTGACCGCCTCGGGGGCTGCGGTGACGCCCGACAGCGCCATGCGGGTGGCGGCCGTCTATGCCTGTGTGCGCATCATCTCGGGTGCTGTGGCGACATTGCCGCTGCACATCAAGCGCCGGGTGGATGAGCGCACCCGCGAAGACGCCTCCGACACGCCGATCTGGACGGTGCTGCGACGACGGCCGAACCGCTGGCAGACGCCGTCGCAGTTCCGCCGCATGCTGCAGGCGCATCTGCTTTTGCGCGGCAATGCCTACGCCATGATCGTGCGGTCACGCGGACTGGTGCAGGAACTGATCCCGCTGCATCCCGACCGGGTCGAGGTCAGGCAGACGGACGATCTGGCGCTGGAATACATCTACACCCGCCAGGACGGACGGCGCGTCCGGCTCCGCCAGGATGAGGTGTTCCATCTGGTCGGGCTAACGCTGGATGGCGTGCATGGCGTGTCGGCGATTGCCTACGCCCGCGAGACCATCGGGCTGTCGCTGGCCATGGAAGACCATGGTGCCACCACCTTCCGCAATGGCGCCCGTGTCAGCGGGGTGCTGAAGCATCCGAACAAGCTCGGGCCCGAGGCGGTTGCCAATCTCAAGGCCGGACTCGAAGAGTTCCGCGCCGGCGGCGAGCAGGAAGGCAAGAACCTGATCCTCGAAGAGGGCATGGACTATGCCCGCATCGCCATGACGGCCGAGGATGCGCAATGGATCGAGAGCCGCAAGTTCAGCCGCACCGACATTGCCATGTTCTTCGGCGTGCCACCGCACATGATCGGCGACACCGAAAAATCCACCAGCTGGGGCACCGGCATCGAGCAGCAATCGATCGGCTTTGTCGCCTATACGCTCGAGGACCATCTGACCATGTGGGAGGAAGCGATCAACCGCGACCTGATCGGCGCGGAAGACGATCTCTACGCGCGCTTCAACCGGGCGGCTCTGGTCAAGGGCGACATCAAGGCGCGCTGGGAGGCTTACGTCAAAGGCCTGCAATGGGGCGTCTACAGCCCGAATGAAATCCGCGCGCTCGAAGACCAGAACCCGCGCGACGGCGGCGACGTCTTCTATCCGCCGCCGAACACGGCGGGAGCGCCGATCACCGACGACAGCGACCACGACAGGTCGTCGCTCGAAGAGGACACTGACACATGAGCCTTCGCAAACTGCCCGAGGCACGGACGTTCCCTCGGCCGCAGAACTACCAGTGGGATGCGCCGAGCGACGTGCTGACGAAATGGGCCGAGCATCCGCTTGCCGCGGTGCCCGGTGCAGATGGAGATACCACCATCTCCCTGTTCGACGTTATTGGTGAGGATGGCTGGTCTGGTGGTGGAGTCACCGCAAACTGCATCTCGGCAGCACTGCGGTCGATCGGGAGCAAGGACATCACCGTGCGCATCAACTCGCCCGGCGGCGACATGTTCGAGGGGATCGCGATCTACAATCTGCTGCGCGCCCATCCGGCCCGGGTCACGGTCGAGGTGCTGGGCTGGGCCGCATCTGCCGCCTCGGTCATCGCCATGGCCGGCGATGAAATCCGCATGGGGCTCGGCTCCTTCATGATGGTCCACAATGCCTGGGGGGTCGTCATCGGCAATTGCCACGACATGCGTGACGCCGCCACCCTGTTCGACCGGTTCGATGCGGCTATCGCCGACATCTATCAGGCCCGCACCAGCATGAAGCGCGCCGATATCGAGCAGCTGATGGATGCGGAAACCTTCATGTCGGCGGCACAGACTGTCGAATACGGCTTTGCCGATGTCGTCGACGATGCCCAAATCCATGCAGAGACCAATGCGTCCGCGCAGGTCCGCCCCGAAATCCAAGCCAGGCGCCGCATCGATGCCGCCCTGGCGAAACAGGGCGTCTCGCGCACGGAGCGGCGCAAGATGTTCAACCAGATTGCCGGCATGCACGACGCTGCCGACACGGCCACGCATGACGCTGGCTTCCATGCAGCCGCCATTCAGCGGCTGATCGACACCATTAGATCATAGGAGACCCGAGATGGGTATCGAACTGAACCCCGGTGGCCGCGGGCCAGTCCGGGGTATCCTCGGCGTGCGCGCCGAAACCGGTAACGCCACCAAAATCCTGGCCGAACTGCAGAAGACCTTCGAGGACTTCAAACTCGAGCGCGACAAGGAACTCGCCGACATCAGGGCCGGCATGGCCGATGTCGTCCAGACCGAAAAGGTCGACCGTATCAATGCCGAGATCACCGCCCTGCAAAAGGCCCTCGACGAGACCAATGCCATGCTGGCAGCGGTGAAGGTCGGTGCTGTTGGCGGGACGACCGATCCGGACAAGGCCGAACATGCCCAGGCCTTCGACCGCTTCTTCCGGCGCGGTGTCGATGCCGGCCTGCGTGATCTCGAGGTCAAGGCCAAGCTGACCACCCAGTCCGATCCCGACGGCGGTTATCTGGTGCCGGAAGAGACCGAGGCCGGGATCGACCGGGTGCTCGGCACCGTCTCCACCATCCGCTCGCTCGCCCGCACCATCTCGATCTCGACCAGTACCTACAAGAAGCTGGTCAATATGGGCGGGGCGACGTCGGGCTGGGTTGGCGAGGAACAGGATCGTCCTGGCACGGCCACGCCGACCTTGCGTGAGATCGCCATCAATACCGGCGAGATCTACGCTATGCCCGGCGCCACGCAGACATCGCTCGACGATGCCCGCATCGATCTTGCCGCATGGCTGGCCGAGGAAGTGGCGATCGAGTTCGCCGAGCAGGAGGGGGCTGCCTTTGCCCATGGCGACGGCATCAACAAGCCGCGCGGCATCCTTGCCTATGACACGGTGGCCAATGCCTCCCATGCCTGGGGCAAGATCGGCTTCGTCGCTTCAGGCAAGGCTGAAGGCTTTGTTGCGGCAACCGCATCGGCCAATCCCGCCGATTGCCTGATCGACCTCTACTATGCCCTGAAATCCGGCTACCGGAACGGGGCCTCCTGGCTGATGTCGGATGCGACCATGAACACGGTGCGCAAGTTCAAGGACGCCGAAGGCGCCTATGTCTGGGCGCCACCCTCCGGCCCTGCACAGGTGGCCACCATCCTCGGCAAGCCGGTCCATACCGACGACAATATGCCGGCGGTGGCGGCGAACGCATTCCCGGTCGCCTTCGGCGACTTCGGCCGCGCCTATCTGATCGTCGACCGCATCGGCATCCGGGTGCTGCGCGATCCCTACACCGCCAAGCCGAACGTGTTGTTCTACACCACCAAGCGGGTCGGCGGCGGCGTGGTCAACTTCGAGGCGCTCAAGCTGCTGAAGGTCAGCACCTGATCCACATGACGGGCGGCTCCGGCTGCCCGTCTCTTCACAATTCCCATTCATCGAAAGGACTCCTGTCATGAAGGACGGTATCTCCGGCCTCAGCCTGGTTGCGTCTCTGGTTCCGGCCGTGGTCACGGCCACCACCAAGGGCAGCCATGCCGATCTGCAGGGCTACAACGCGGCAACGCTGATCATCACCACCGGGGCGATTGCCGGCGACGGCGTGTTCGACGTGAAGCTGCAGCATGCCGACACCACGGACGACGGCGACTTCACCGACGTTGCCGCAGCCGACCTCCAGGGCACTCTACCGGCAGCGCTCGAAGCCGACACGGTCTGCAAGCAGGGCTACAAGGGCAACAAGCGCTACATTCGTGCCGTCATCACCAAAACCTCCGGCACGTCGATTGCCGCGGGTGCGATCTTTGCGCTCGGCCATCCCCACGACGCGCCGGTCGCCTGATCGGTCAGAGCGGCCAGACAGTCGGCAGCGCCGAGATTCTGGCCACCCCCCGTTCATCAACCTGTTGGAAGACAGCCATGCTCGCTCCCGTCCGCACGGTTGCGCCCGCGACCATGCCGGTGTCGCTGGCCGAGGCCAAGGCCCATCTGCGCGTCGATCACGATGACCAGGACGATCTGATCAGCGCCCAGATCAGGGCGGCGACCGCATATCTCGATGGCTATGCCGGTATCCTCGGCCAAGCGCTGATCACACAGACCTGGCGACAGGATTTTGATCGCTTTGCAGATCGCCTGACACTGCCGCTGGCGCCGGTCACCGCGATCGACAGCATCAGCTACTTCGATGCCGGCAATGTGCAGCAGGTGCTCGTTCCGGGCCTCTATGCCCTGCATGCCGATGCCTGCGGTGCCTATGTCACCCGGCGGTCAGGCCAATCCTGGCCGGCCAGCTTCCGTCGCGCTGACGCCGTCTCGATCATCTTCACTGCTGGTTATGGCGCGGCGGCCGACGTGCCAGAGCCCATCCGCCAGGCCCTCCTGCTCATCGTCCAGCGCCTGTTCGATGGCGCCGACACCAGCATCGATGCCGCCATCGAGCACACCGTCCATGCCCTGATCGCACCCTACCGCAAAAGCCTGATCTGATGGCCCGGATCACCGCCAATGCCCTGCGCGACCGCGTCCGCCTCGAAAAGCGCGAGGAGATCGATGATGGCTATGGCAACACCTATGGCCAGTGGGTGCCACAGTTCGAGCGCGACGCCTGCATTCTACTCTCCAAAGGCGGCGAGACCGTCATTGCCGCACGCCTGCAAAGCGTTCAGCCGGCGCTGATAATCGTGCGTTTCGATACCGAGACCGCAACCATTACCGCTGCCTGGCGGCTGATCGAGACCCGTTCCGGCACCACCTACAACATCCGCACATCCGCCGACATGGAGCGGCGCGGCCGCTTCATCACCATGCTTTGCGAGGCCGGCGCGCCAACGTGACCGTAACCCTGGCGTGGGCCGTGGCGGGCCAACGATAAGAACGAAACCCTGATCGCACCCCGCCTGGCGCAAGAGCTATGCGTCCTGCCTTTACACTGGCATGCCCGCGAAAGGACATCATCATGAACGCCAACGTGCCCACCGGCGCGGCGACCCTGCCTGCGTCCGACAAATATCATGTTTACCGGCCCATGCTCGACTTGATCGGTTTTGCCGAGGGTACCGACCGAAAGCGCGGCTATAATGAAACGCTCGCCTATGGCGCCTTTACCGGCGGCGACGTCGATCTGGTTGCCATGACATTGCAGGAGGTTGATGCGCTGCAGACCCGGATGCTGAAGCATCCGGACAACCGCTTTAACTCATCAGCGCTCGGCCGCTACCAGATCGTCCGCACCACGCTGCGGACGATCGCCAAGACGCTCAAGCTTCCGCCGTCGGCACTGTTTGATGCCGAGATGCAGGACCGATGCGCCTGCTACCTCCTCGGCCTGCGTGGCATCGACAAGTATCTGGCGGGGCGGCTCTCGGAAGATACGCTGATCAACAATCTTGCCCATGAATGGGCTTCGCTCCCCACTGCGATGGGCAAGGGTGCTTATGCCGGCCAGAACGCAGCTGTCGGTCCGGATCGCGTACGTCAGGTTCTTGTCGAGGTTCGGAAACGCCATGGCGCAACCCAGCCAGCACGCGAGATTGTGGTTGAGAAGGAAATCGACAAGCCTGTGGTTCCGGTCAGCGTTGAAACAGAAATCCGCAAGCGTACCGATCAGTGGAGCTGGATCACCACCATCTTCGGCTCGGGCAGTGCCGGACTTGCCGCACTTGCTGGCATGGACTGGCAGTCTGTTATGGCAATCGGCGCGCTTGCGCTGGGCGGGCTCATCATCGCGCTGCTGTTACGGCGTCAGATTGTGTGTGCCGTCAGAGACGTGAGAAGAATTATCGAGGGGTGACCGTACAAATTGAGACAATGGTATTAGGCATAAGCAGCGCTCAATAAACAAATTTCACGCACTCACGAAATTGCTCACAGAACTTGCCACCGTTCGATTGCGACCGCTCCTTTTAGCTTCGTAAAGGCGATTATCGGCCGACTTATAAAGATGCTTCCATCGACCGCCCGTCGCGGTCGCTATGCCGAAGCTGGCTGTTATGCGGGCTCGATCAACAACATGCGAAAAATTTGCCTCCGAAATAGCGGTGCGAAATCGCTCCGCGCATTCGTAAGCTTCTGTGCCGTCTGTGTCTGACAGAAAGATGGCGAATTCTTCGCCCCCAACGCGCCCGACTACATCGCGTTTGCGCTTGGTTCGCACCAGGACCTTTGCGATCTCCTGCAGCACCCTGTCTCCGACCTCATGACCAGGGGCATCATTGATCGATTTGAAGTGATCGATATCGCATAGAATTAGCGAGGCGGTTACGCTACCAGACCGCCGAACAGCAGTTGCTATAGCGTCTTCGAAGCCACGGCGATTTAGGATCCCGGTCAGATGGTCAATATCCCGCTCATGGCGAAGGTCATCTATAACATCTGCGACGGATGCAGCGAGGATCGCCAAGGCAAACCCTGAGCCCAGCACTGCAAGTGAGAGTTGAAGCGCTTGCCAGAATACTGAATTTTCAAAGACCGCTGGGTCAATCGGCTCCGAGAAGCCGATTGTTAAAATAGTGCGGGGAAAAAAATGCAGGCCGAAAGCAAGCAGACTCCAGAAAAGGATACGGTCTCCCAAGCGCCCTCCTGCGAGACCTGACAAGCGATACGCTGCCACGAGAAGAATAATGCCATAGCCGAAATTCTGGATGTAAATCCGAGCTATCAGGTTTCGGTCAACGTAGAAGAAATACCAGAGCAGCCCCCAGAATACGACAAAAATCGCGATGTTTGCGCCGAGGCCAAGGCTTCTTTCGGAGCGCAAAAGAACACCTTCGACGGCCATCAAAACCGCCGTCGTGTACAGCGCTCCCGAAACCATCGCGTTGAGGCCAATATCCACAGGACAGTGGAGAATCTGGCTAGCAGCGCCCATTGCGAAGAGCATACACGCGCCGGCTAGCAGCAGGAGATAGTTCCGCTTTCGGTCGATCAACCATGCAGAGGCGAACGCAATCCCGAATACGACGAGTATTCCAGGACCGATTAAGGATAGGGTAATTCGGACGATGGCGGGATCCATACTATTGGTCTGCTGTCATTTTGTCAGAAATCGCACAAAGTGCGGCCGTATAAACGAAATTTTCCGTTAAATTGCAAATGTCCGTGGCGCCCTGTGAGCGAATGGAAAGAGATTTCAATCTGATTGGCGGAATGGGCAGTAGAAAAGAAGGCCAGCGTTCTGATGCTGGTGCGCCCGACGACTATGTATTCCCGGGCGCGCCGATAGCCTTTGTGAAGCCGATGGTGGAAGGCGCAGAAGAAGTCATCCGCAATGCCACTACGCTCGGGCCACAACGCGGCAGTTCGGCGGCGGTGGCGCTGAACGTCTGGTAGCCATTGGATAGACGGCCTCGACATCGAGCGTTTTATGAGGCTCACGGCTTGGCGTTATCGTCCGGATTGCCCCTTCTGGCCCATATGATGCGGCACGCCTCGTCAATCTACTCATCTTCATCAAAATCAGCTAGCGTTTGCTATCTCAGGGAACCCTGTCCGACCGCTATAGTGAGCGCAGGGAGACAGCGGCGAAGGTCGAAGAGCGTGTTAAACTGGCGGCCATGTGAGACGCCACGGCGGGACGAAGCAGTCCCGCGCTTGAGCGCCATCAAAGAGCAGACTTACATCTTGTGTAGTATCGGGAAAGGAGAACTCTTATGCGTGGATTTGTTGATGATATCGAAGAACTGACCGAGGGGAATACGGATTTCCGCCGTGTGCTCTACACAGCGAAAAACATGCAGCTCGTGGTGATGGCCCTTGATTGATGGGGTGGTAAGCAAGATCAAGTCCGATATGGCCATGATCGTACCCGCTGGCGCGCGGCACAATGTGAAGAACACAGGCGACAAGCCGTTGAAGCTTTATACGATCTATAGCCCCCCGGAGCATGTTGATGGCGTGGTTCACCCAACCAAGAGCGATGCCGATACTGACCATGAGCACTTCGATGGAAAGACAAGCGAAGGGTAG